CTACCAAGCAGTCTCATCCTTGCTTTCATCGGCATCATCCCCCACAATAATTTCCGGGTTAGTCTGCCAGTACTTGCCCACCAACTTCTCAACTGCACTGTGGGCTATGCCACCGCGCCGGTACAGGGCGTAAAGGTTTTCGTAGATGACCTGCTCAGGGAAACCATACTCGCACCACGCTGAATGGCGCTTATTTTCCAGCCCCATCGTCGGTGCCATCAGCCCCATACGGGCGCGCGCCATTCGCGCATCGTTCAACGCATGGTTGACGGCGAGAGTTAATTTGTCAGTCATGGTTTGTCCGTTGGTGGATTTATAGCAATAAAAAAGGCCACCGCAGTGGCCTGAACCTATTGGTAGCTTTTCAGCTTTATCGTATCGCCCTTAAATTGCTTCTGAAGAGCCTCTAGCAGAGCTGATTCCGTCTTCCCATTAGCAAGAACATCGTTTAGCTTTACCTGATTGCCAACCGTTGAACCCTTCGCGATACGCTGGAAAATGACGTTTTTAAAATGATGCTGCATAACATTCTCCTTGTAAGTACATCATTAATAAATAACGTCAGTTCTTTGTTGATCTTTAATTTTTAACGCAACCTTTTGGGGATCATCATCCCGGACATCTGGCCCTTGCGCTTAATGTGCCCGTCGAGGCTGTAGCGAATGCCATCCCAGCAGTGCTCAAAACCGTCGGCCAGTTTCGGCAATACCTCGCCGGTGATGCGGTCCGTTTTGTACGACCACATACGGGCCTCTCGAGCCACGTTCTTGCAGTGAGGATAAATAATGATTTCGTCGAAGCCTCGAAGATGCGCGATCCCGTCCTCAACGCTTCCCTGCCACTTCTCAGCAGCTGAGATGTTTAAGCCCTGACGCTTGAGATAGCTGATTGTCTCAGGTCGTGCCGAGTCGGCCTTTATGGGCCAGTCACGCGCCCCGGGAATTGTGTCGTACAGCTCTGGCATATGGTCGAGCTCTGTTTGCTTGCCGTATGCCTCGTATTCGATGTACAGCCGATTGTGCTGGATGAACGAGCGCACCAGGGTATTCGGGTCTTTAGCGAAACCGAAGCCAGCACCTAAGAATAGACGCTCCGCTTCTTTCCATAATTCGTCGGAGAACTCAGCGATCCGGTATTTACCGGCCAACACCTGCTTATCGGAATTTTCGAGGTAAGCACCTTCCCAGACCCATGCGTATGTTGCCGGGTCGAGGCGGCGCTCATCGTTCTGTCGCTCGCCTTCCAGCACATCAGGAAACCACGGGTTATCCGTATAGTTCATCTCAACGGTGATGCAATCATCTCCGGCCTCTTTGCGGAAACGCTTATCGGTGGCGCTACCGTCGCGCTCCGGCTTCCACGTCACCCATATCTCTGAGCCTTCTTCACGAACTGTCGGGCTCAGCTTCTGCTAGGCTATTTCGCTTACTAATTCGGCCTCATCAACCCTGCAAAGCAAGATGCGTGCTTTCGACTTGATGCTGTCTAGGTTGTGCCTGAGGCCGCAGAAGACATAGTTAACGCTCTTGTCGATGGTGCGGATGTACTTCTCGCCGATATCAAAGTTTGCCGCAAGCCAGGGAACAGACAAGATCGCCTGTTTCACCTCCTGCATGCTCGACTCTTCCAGCGAGTTCATAAACTCGCGAGCACAAAGGATTACGCCGCTTTCACCGTTCATCATCGCCTGATACGCCTTTACGGTCGTCATCAGGGCAAAGGTGCGTGTCTTGGCGCTGCCGCGGCCACCATGTGAACAGCGGTATCGTTTGTTGATGGCGGTAAACAGCGGTGCGAGCTTTAGGGGAATCGGGATCTAGAAGGTTTCACTCATGCTTTTGGCTCAACAGGTAGCAACTGGATGGTTGTCGACTTGGTTGCCATGCTGCCATCAGATGACTTGTGGTCGATTTCCTAACTGACTTTGTCGCCGTACTTCTTCGGGTTCATGCGGGCTAATGCCCATTTACGGGTGTCGATACGCAGTCGTGCTTTAACTACCGTTGCAGCCTCGTCGGCAACACTGTCGGCTATGTCGAACATCTCTTCGAAAATGGCGTCAGCGCGCGTCTCAATTGCTGTCGCGTACTGGTCACGAAACTCTTTATGTTCAGCCAGCCAGCGAAAGACAGATGTCTTACTGGGCATCCCCCGACACTCACAAACTTTACGCAGGCTTTCACCATCGGCAAGCAGTGAACAGATGTCAGCGGCCACCTCTGGTAAATAATCAGAAGGACGGCCATTTTAGTTTTGGTCATCATATTCAACCTCTAATGTTTTTTCTAAAAAAGCCGATAAGTCATCAAGAATTTCATAAAAAGGATATATACATAATGGGCCTATTTTTTGCTCCGACCCTCGTTGAATTGGCAATTAAGTCAATTTATGACCTTTATAAAAACAATGCTGCTGGCTCAATAGTTACTCCGGAAGAGAAGGCAGAAACAGTTGATGCAGCGAATTCAATCGTTGACATTCAGGCGAAAGCTCAACAGGAACTCGCTATAGCAAGAAGAATTCTTATTGCTGAATCAGTAGAGATAACTGAAATTTATGAGGCTTCTGGGCAAGGTAACGCGGGCATACGTAAAGACGATACTGCCTTACAGGTTGGCGCTCATGGGGAAGGACGTAAAATGACGCAAAGAACCATAAAGTTTGCTGGTTTTAATCATAAAATAGAGGATGTTATCGCTCTTCTCGATGAGAGTTATAGCCAAGCCAGCAGCTCTGGGGATGTCTCAGTAGTAGTCAGTCCGGATGAATCGGAACATACTCCATCTTGAGCACGTCATCAGGAGCCAGGTATACCCAGCCACCATCTTCGCGGGCGATGCCAATGAAGCCGTTAACCAATTCAGGCTGCGACCGGTTCATCAGGCCTTCATGCGTTTCACCGGATTTGGTGGTTACTATGATGCGGTAGGTATCGGCCATGCTGGCTTCATTAAAAAACCTCCCGAAGGAGGTGAGTTATCAGGGTGGGATTCGAACCCAAGCTCTTGCAGTATCGGCCACGTGCACCATTGCTCGATGAAGCTCATGTCACACTTAGTCCCGTCAGAGCTTTCGCTCGGCCATCTCGCGCACCTGACTCAAAATCATAACCCAGCTCATGGATGGATTAAAGCTCGGTAAGCAGCTTCAATAGCCTCCAGATCTGGTTTGGTCATTCGTTACTCCGGTGTTTCTTCTGCTGGCTGCTCTGTCTGCTCTGCCGGTACTGGCGTGAACTCCACGCGCTTCACATCTGCAGGTGTAAAGTACAGCCACTGACCCGTCTCGGTCGCCAGCGGCACAAAGCCGTTAACCAGTTCAGGCTGGCTACAAGCCATCTTGCCTCAGAAGGTTTCGCCTGTTTGGATGGTTAGAGTGATTTGGTAGATGTCGGACATAGATAGCCTCTTTATCCTCTCGTGGTGATATTTTATTGATTATCCACTGTAAGGTATATTGCCATTGCGATGGGCTACCTATGGTGATGGCAATAAAAAACCGCCCGGAGGCGGCGTTTTTTGCTCAGAGTGCTGGGTGCTGAGTTCTGAATATGGTGTTCGCTTCTTCGCATTTTGATTGCAACTGCGTTAGCCTTTTAGCAATGTCACTGCTAGGGCAGTTCGTCACTATGCAATACCCCTCAATCCACGCATCATCACCACTTTCGGTGAACAAGCTTTCGAATATCTTTGCCCAGTCACTGTTTGGTACACGCTCCAGCTCAAAGAACTTTAATGCACCACTCCCACGTTTTGTTCTGTGCTCATCCATTCCCAAGATTTTCATGCTTCATCTCATTGTTGTTTTATCGAGATATTTTTTAGCACCTACCTGAGATTATTTCTATTTACCAAAATTTATAGGGGCAATAACTACCCATTATCAAGCCCACCAGCAGATGAGCTTAGCAATGGCTACTTACTGGATCAACATCTAAGCATTCTCTTTCCTATAAAATTGCGCTAACTCTACCGCGTTAAAGATGTGTGTCTGCAACAAGTCGTCGGACCATTAATTACTTCTTTGAAGCAACCATCCTCAGAACCCCTATTTCACTAGCCTTGCAGTGTTTTAATTTCTCCACGAAGCTCGCTATTTAACTGCTCTGCAATGATTCTGATATTGTTATCAAACCAACCTGTATCATTCACTGAGAAAGGGTACCCCGGCGAGATTTGGCCAAGAAAGCCTATCTTGCTCTCGGCAGGTGTGATGCCGTTAAAGCCGTTAATTATGGCTGCAATGGAATAAGGTAAGTGTTTAATCTCTTCCTCAGTCATGCCAACACTGACTGCTGTCTTTCCCAGCATGACATCACACGCGGACTGCTTGCATTTGCACTGGTGACCGCTGCGCCGATAATGATTACGCTCACTCTGTCGAGAGATTTCTGGTCGATATACTGACCCGACAAAGCATCACTAAAGCTGATACTCATCACTTCTACCCAGTGGGCCATGTGCTTTTTGAGTTTCGCTGCTGATGTCCCACGACTGAAAAACTTAAACATGATATTACCCTTGCTATGATTAACGCAGGCTAATGTTAGCGCAAGTTCGTGCGATATGACGAAAGATGCCAGTATGACCTATAGCTCGGGAAGCATACTCATACCAATGTCCCTCACTAAGTTTAAAGGAAGATTAAAGTAAGCCAGGTCTTGATTTAGATGAGGAAAATCCGCCAGAAGGCGGTTCTTCAGGCCTATAAGAATTTGGGGGCAATGCCGTACTTCGGACTCTTAATGTTAGCAGCCCACACCTTAATGTCATGTTGCATCACGAGCGTAAAATCTGATTTCAGATGCTGCACCATCCCATTCACACGCTCTGCATCGGTGACTGCAAAATGCTCTATCTTTTGGTTGCTTCCTATGTTCACACATTTGTAGGTGGCAGGAACATCCTGACCATTCACATATAAAGCTTTTGCAGACGTATCGCATACACCTTCAGCTATATATGAAACAACCATGTTTGCACTCGGATGACCTTGATGAGCGATGCTGACCATCACAGGAAGATCATGTGAGGTCTGAGTCATATCGTAAAGCACTACGCCATCCGAATACCATGTGTTGTATTCCCGCTGGAGAGAAGCTGCCGAAGCATTTGAAATGATTGCAGCCAGAACTGAAAGGATACCAAGACAAGTTCTCATGAAGCGTTTTCCATAACAATTTTTCGTCCATTATTCAGAAGACACTTTCAGTCGCAACTCTTTAGGATTATTCCTACCAGTTTTGGCGGTAATGTTTTATCGTAACCCTTTAGCGTATTTCAATAAGTGCCATGGTTATTGCTCTGGAAAACGGAAGATGAACAAAATCCCTATCAACTATTCCTACTCAATACAATTTCAATACTCTATTTCATCTTCGCTTTATATGGTGAATTTTTATACTGCTGAGGGCGACTATCTGTTTACCACACTTAGCAGCAGTATAGAATCGCTCGTAAAACAAGCAGTGAATAATACGAAGCTTAATGAAGCGGAAGAAAAAAGGCTTCGAAGCGTCATTGCTAAACTTTAAGTTATCTAAATTATTCGCATGAAATCTGCCTATCTAAGACACTGCTCTTTGATGTATTCCTGCAGATACCCGACTTGCTTCGTCACTGTGATGATTCGCTCTCTGAGGGTGAAATAATCCCGTTGAGCGGGGTCTGTAAGTCTGGGGCTGGAAGCATCGCCCATGCCGCCGGTGCTGGTCGTTCTGTTCGCGGGACATCTGGCGTTGACGTGCAGCCCACACTTGCCATTGCTAACGCAACGCTGCAGATCATCAAGCTGCTTTTTCGCATCGGCTAAATCCTTCGTGTACTTGGCATCCAGTGCGGCCACATCACGCTGGCGCACCTTCATGTCGTCAATAGTATCGTTCGCCAGGCTGAGCTTCTCAGTCGCTTTGTCGCGCTGGTCTTTGAAGGTGATGGCGTTATCGCGGTAGTGGTTCATAAAAAGTGCGAGCGCCACGATCAATCCAACAATGAACAGAGCAATGCCAGCCTTACAGCTAAAGGTCATTTTTGCTCTCCGCCAGGCACATTGATCGCTCCATTTCACGACGATTCTGTAATCCCTTCCATTTCATGCCTCCGGCATAAACCCATCGGCGCATTTCTTCGCACGCGCCTCGCTGATCGCCGATGTTCAGTTTTTTCAGAAGAGTCGATTTGGAGAAGGCATCGGACCCGACGTTAAAGACGAAGCTGTAAAGTGCGGCACGCTGGTATTCATTCAGATCCGCTTTCACTAGGTTGTCGACGGTGCGCTTAGCTGGCTGCAAATCTTTCCACAGAAGGCGATCGCATTCCTGGTCGGTATAGGTTTCACTGTGGATAATATCCGAGCCGGTATGACCGTTGCAGACAGTCCAGACTCCAGCTACATCTTTATAGGCTTTATATTCCCTCCCCTCTACGCCATCTTTGCCGCCAAGAAAAATAGTTGCTATTGCAAACGCGCCAGCGCCAGCAGCACCGATCAGCCGTCTACGTAAAGGTGTTGAAAATAGCATTATTCCTCCTTAAAGGCTGATGGGTTAGGCCAGCGCTGATAGGCTTCAATCTGCGCCAGGGTGGTTTTGCGTTTGTAATACCAGTTAATGGCGAATGTCAGCAGAGCCACAACAATACCGGCGATGACACCAACCGCGCTCCACTCATCAGGACTTAGCCGGTTCAGTATGCCATTGGCTACCGTCCCGGCTGATGCGCCATAGGCAGCGCCAGAAGCCAGTTTGCTCATATCTATACTCATAACACCTCCGTGATTACGGTCGGTGCTGCAGGTAGTCGCAAGAAAAAATCGCTCGTTGCCACTCAGGACAAGGTGAGAGTCGAAGTTGATTGACAGAGGTGAAAACGAAAAACTGCCATATAAGCAGCTTATAGAATATTCATATTGATGCGATCTATACTTCAGTTCCAAAATTTATTGAGAGACAAATTATGGATTTACTTTCAGGAACGACGGGGTTTGCAGTCTGGTTTATCATAGGAGTGATAGCGCTTTGGTTTCTTTATAGCATCCATCGAAGCAACCCTAACAAGAAACTAATTACCCCAAGTAAGTGCTTACTGCTTGCTGTGGCTTTGGTTTCATTTATTTGCGCATTCGCTTTTATCCCGGCTTAAAACTCAAAAGCCCTTGCATAAATGCAAGGGCTTTCTTTGGATTTGCCATCATATGCTCGAAACCAGAAACGTATAGGAACAAGTTCTGTGCTTTGTATGGTTTAGTTGAGCCGCTGAAAATAAACATCGGCTAGCGTACGATTAAATGCGCCCTGAGTTGTTTACTTACCGGTTTCGATAGTTAATACATCTGAGTTCAACGCATAAAGCTGATCGTTGAGATACACATATTCGATGAAGGTATGATTAACTCGGCATGGTATAGAAACAAAAAGCCCCGCACGATGGTGAGGCTCTTAATTATTTGTCGACCTACAAAGTTATAGCGACGATATCAGATTCACATGAAGTGAATGCTATTTAATTGACTTTTGCAACACACTGCTACGAAAAAGTCGCCTTTTGTTGTGATCGTGTTCTCATGGTCTGTAGAAGAGACTCGCTATCAAGCCCTTTGAATATCGCGCTCATAGCGCGCCAGTAGTCAGCGTAGTTATGGCTCCAGTTATCCGGTTTAACCCCACACAGCGTGGCCAAGCCCTGCTGCTGATAAACATCTCGACCGGCGAGCTAAGCTTTAACATCCTGCGCTGCCAGCCAGATAAGCTTTTTCAGGCGCTCTATCGTCTTGCCGGCCACCTTCTTCGTGCCGAGCTGCTCCCGGAACTCTGACCACGCCCACTGGGTTATCGCAACCTGGTATTCAAAGCGGATGTTCTCGCTGTAGTTCCAGAGTAGCCAGGCCTTCTGGTGCTCTTCAAGTGACATAAGGGCGCGGCGCCATGACGCAGTGCAGAACTCAACGTGATTGACCAGTGGGATGTTTGACCCTTTAGCTCGTGACTGACTGCCGTTAATTGCTGGACCATCAGGGTTAACCATACGGCCGGTAACCGGGTCGGCAATTTTCTTCCGGCCGCGGCTGCGAGAAGTAGCCTCAAACATCGCGTTCTCTGCGAAGGCTACAAGTTGTCCCTTTGTCGCCCCGCTCAGGTCTGCGGTTGCCACAATGAGTTGCTCACGCACGTACTGAAGGTATTGAGTATTCATTATGCGGCTTCCTTCTGTGGCTGGTTGGTCTGAGTCTGGCTGTACTTTGCTACTGGCGGCATGCTGACGCGCTTAACGCTTTCTGCTTGGTACCGTTCGAAATCTGTCCTAGTCATGATTCCAACACTCCCGTGCTGACTTTCTGTATTCAGGGTTCTCTGTCTGGCAGATAATTTCCGTTCGATCGCCGCTTATTGGCTCGCGAGCTTTCGCATACAGCCTTTCTCTTTTCGAAAGCTGCGTCGTTTCATACCAGGTGCTGGCAACGAACTTTCTCGCTTCAACTGGAGTGAATGCCTTCATGCTGCCTCCTGCTGCTACATTGCTTTGAGCTTGGCGCGGTACTCATCGCGGATCCGGGTGTAGTCGTCGCGCTGGCGCTTCTTCTCAGCACGCAAAGCCTCAGCGCGATTCTTTGCGGTTTGTGCTTTGGCAACGGCAGTAGCGCACTCGTAGCAGCAGACTACCTGGCGCTCGCGAGCCGGGTGGAACCATTCGCGGCAGTTCTGGTTTGCGCACTTACGGCGGGGTTTCTTAGCCATAATCACCCCCAGCCCTTTTGGCAAAATGTCCGCGGCGTGCGTTCCTGCCGCATGGCTTCCGGCAACCGGGCGCTAACGGTCCAGGTGATGTAATCGGGATTCATGCTGCGCTCAGCTTTAACGCCGCGACGCCGGTAATCCGCCAGCAGCTGTTCGGCCTGTGCGGTGGTACATTCAGTATGCTGGAACCACGATTCTTTCAT